ATGGCTGTTACTGTTTTATCAGGTACGTCTGGAGCCTTGTACTACAAACCTGCTGGTACTACAGGAACATTCGGACCCTCTAATGTCACGATAGGAACTGAAACTATTGTTGTTCAGTCCTACTTAAATTTAAAAGTAGGTGATCCTGTCCAATTCAAAGTAATCAATTCTCAAACAGGAGGATCAGGGACAGGAACCCTACCTGCTGGTTTGAGTGCTGGTACTACTTATTACGTTATTGCTTACACAGCAAGCACTGGAGCCTTGCAAGTTTCCGCTACTGCTGGTGGTTCTGCTGTCAACTTAACTGACGTTGGCACAGCAGCTTCTCCTAATGAGTTTGAAGTTTTTTATGATGATTATGCTGCTGTTGGTCAAGTTCAATCTTGGAGCTTTGAAGTAACAAGAAGTGAAATCGATGTCACAACAATTGGCGGCACAATTGGGCAGTATGCACCCTTTAAAACTTATATATCTGGTTTTGCTGATGGCACTGGTACTGCTTCAGTTTATGTAACAGATGAAGATTCAGCTTTATCAAACCGAATGGTTGAGGATGTTCTTCAGCGTCAACAGGTTGGAGCAGCATTTAAGCTTTATCAAGACAAGCAAGCAACAGAAGCGTTAAGTCGTAGCATTTCAATGGATGCTGTTCTTTTAGGAGCAACTTTCAACATAAATGCAGAAGATTCTCAAATTGTTGAGGTTTCATTTAGGCCAACAAATACACCTAACTTCGACTTCTCTACTTCTTCTTAATAGTGTTATTTCACCCCTTGGTCTGTTGCTAAGGGGTTTTTTATTGTCTACATTTGTATATACAACCCCAACTATTTGAAATGGTAGCACCAAAAGCAAAGTCTCTTAGTCCTTTAGAGCGTTTAAAAAAGGCATCTAATTTAACTCCAGAAAGAAAAGTTATTAGGATTACAGGCAAGGAAGATTTTGAATTTTGGATAACTCCTTTAACTATTGCCGAAAGAGAATCAGCAATGAAGATTGCTAAAGATGATGCTAATGCCTTGGCTTTGCGTTTGTTTGTTAGTAAAGCAATGTTTGAAGATGGGCGAAGAATGTTTGGAGATGGTCAAATTGATGAGTTGAAAAATGAGGTTACAGCCGAAATTATGGATAAATTAATGCTTGTATTGTTGCCTGACCCAGAGGAGGTAGAAGGACTTGACCCAAAAGATTAAAGGAAGCTCTTAAAAAAGATAATTTTTTACAGCTTCAATTAGGTGTAGCAAAAGAGTTGGGTTATACCTTGCAAGAATTAAATAAAAAAATTACTTTAGAAGAATTATTGTTATGGTCGGCTTATTTTGATCTTTTAAACGAGGAACAGGAAAAAAGTATAAGAAGGAGCAAATACAGCTAAGATCTAGGCATAACGAAAGAAACCCGTGGCTCTTGCTTCAGTAAAACTTGAATTACTTACAGGGCAAGCGGAAAGATCTGCAAGAAGATTGCAAGATAGAACAAATGAATTGTCAAAAAGATTTCGAGATGTAAAAAATCGTTCTAATGCTGCTGGTAATAGGATTCAGAAATTTGGTCGCCAATCACAGACCGCAAGCCGAGGTGTAAACAGATTAGGAGCTTCAGTCCGAAAATTATTAACAGGGTTGGCTTTATTGCAATCAGCTCGTTTTATTATTGGGAAAGGAGCCGAAATTGAGACACAAAGAAAAAGTTTAGAGGTCTTAACAGGTTCATTAGTTAAGACAAATCAAATTATTAAAGAGCTGCAAGCTTTTGGTGCTGTTACACCTTTCAAAAGTTCTGATTTAATAGAAACAGCAAAAAGGTTGAAAGCATTTGGATTTGAAACGAATGAATTAGTAGACACAACGAAAAGATTGGGAGATATTGCTGGGGCCACAGGAGCAGAGTTGAATGGTATTGTTACAGCCTTTGGTCAAATAAGAGCAAAAGGAAAACTACAGCAAGAAGAAAATTTACAACTTTTAGAAAGAGGAGTTGACATTACAAGTGAATTGAAAAAAATAACAGGTTTACAAGGAACAGCGTTTGAATCAGCAATGAGGAAAGGAGAAATATCTTCTCAGTTAGTCAATCAAGCTTTGTTAAACCTTACTAATACAGGTGGAAAATACGCTGGAGGTGCTATTGCTCAAAGTACAACATTAGCTGGTAAATTTAGTACTTTAATAGATAATATTGAAGCATTAGCAAGAGTTATTGCAAAGACTTTAGAACCTGCATTGAAAAATATTTTAGATATTGCAAACAAAGCTTTAGGAGCTATAAATAAATTATTAGCAAGTGAATTTCAAAGAGGTATAAGTTCAAGGAGAGCTAAATTAGCAATTCCTGGTAACACCGTATCAGATGTAAATAGTTTAACTAATTTTGTAAAAGGAATAACTACAGAAGGATTAGGAGTAGGAAGTATTAATGAAATAGTGAGCCAAATTGCTGGAACTCAAACTGATGTTGCAAATGTTGGAGCAAGTATAAATGCAACTAGAGGTCAAGTTGGTTTAGGCATAACAAACAAACAAGATAAAGCATTTTTAGAATTTCAACAAACAGCACAAGCCAAAATCAATCAATTATTAGAAAGAAGAAAAGTTTTACTGGGTGAAAATAATAATAAGAAGCAAGAGGGAAATACAAAAGATATACAAACACTTAATAATGCTGAGAAAGTAAAGGTAAAATGGGAACAGATTAGAGAAACTATTGCGAGTGGTTTAACAAGTGCGGTACAGGGGTTGATTGATGGAACAAAAACATTAGGTGAATCATTAGCAAGTATTGCTAAATCAATTGGAAGTATGTACTTGAAAGCAGCATTTATGAATATACTGCCTGGATTGCCAACGGCCACTGGAGCAGAAGGCGGACATTGGGGAGGAGGATTCAAAGCTTTTGCAAATGGTGGCTTAGTCAGCAGTCCTACTATTGGTTTAATAGGAGAAGCGGGTGAGGATGAGTATGTAATTCCTGCTTCTAAGATGTCAGGGGCAATGGAGCGTTACTCAGCAGGTGCTAGAGGTCAAGCAGTTATTCCTGGTGGTGGAACGGTCGCTTCTGGTAGTGGTGTTAGTAGTTCTCCTACTGTTGTTAATTACACAGGTCCAGTATTATCGTTTAACTCTGAAGCTTATGTTCCTAAATCTGCTATTCCTGAAATCATTAATAGTGCTGCAAGACGAGGCGCAGAGGAAGGTCAATCAAAAGTAATGGGTCAACTTAAGAACTCTCGTAGTCAACGTTCTAAATTAGGATTATGAGCATTACAACTTTAGTTGGATTTCTTACTGTTAAAGATAAGGATGGAAAAGTTCAAGATCGTTATCAAAACGCAAAAAGAGACAACTTCAACTCATTAACAGATGATGATGGTGAGTACATAAAAAATAAAGATAATGTTATTAGTTTTGATGAAGATAAAAATGGTAGTAATTCAGACTACTATTTTCTTCCATTTCTTTATCAGGGTGCAGCGAAAAACAGATCAGGGGATAATTTAGAAGCTGCTCTTATTTTTGCTAATAATCAAGTTGCAATGAATAAAGCTCATGAAGCTGTAAAAAATAAATGGACGGTTCAAGTTGATGTTTGTAAAGTCGATCCAACTAGTCTTGCATGGGAAAGAACTCTGACAACAGAAATTTGGCTTGCAGCTTCAATGTCTTACGATCCATCAACGATTGAAGTGTTATTAAGTTCAGGTATTGATGCGGTAGGTTCTAACGCTCCAAATAGAGTCTTAACAAGTCATTTATGTGGTCATCTTCCTACTAGCGGTCAGATTCGTAACGCATGAATCCTTTTCATTTAATTGGCTTACCTTATCGTTTGGGTGCTGATCCTTTAAAGGGGTACAAAGCTGCTGATTGTTTAACGTTATCCAAAGCAGTTTTAAAATATTATGGGATCAATAGTCCCTGTCCTACTAGAGATTGGTATAGACGATTAAGGAAAAATGATTACTCAATTTTTAGGGAACAGTTAGAGTTATGGGGAATCAAGACAGAACGTCCTAATATAGGTACTGTTGGTTTATGTAAATCCGAGAGAGGATATGGATTGGCAGTTTATTTTGAGAACGGATGGCTGAACATAACATCATACGAAGGGTCGGCGGTGACATGGAACCCTTTAGAGGGATTACAAGTCGAAGAATTTTATTGCCCCAAGAAGTCGAATTATGTAACGTCTTAGGATTATCAGAAGAAGAGTATTGGTATTTTGTAGATAAGACAGAAAGTTATAACGGTAAAAGACCAGAAGCTTACGATTTAGTACCTGATATTCAAGCTGTTCAAGTGGGTGCGGCTTTTTGGATTCAACTTGCTATTGGTGTTGCTTTAACGGTTGTCGCTTATCTTTTAACGCCTAAACCTAAACAACCTAAAACACCACCTAGTTTAAAGACTTCAGATGCACAAGGGCCAAAAAGATATTCTCCTCAAACAGGGTTTGATTCTCTTCAAGATGTTGCTGAAATAGGTCAAATTATTCCTCTTGTCTTTGCTGATTTTGATGCAAACAAAAATGGAGGCGTAAGGGTCAACAGCAAACTTATTTGGTCACAATTAAGAAGTTTAGGTGCAGGACAACAATTAAAATCCATTTTCCTTTTATCTTCTGGAGCGTTAGGTGGTGATCCAGAATTTTCTGGTTACGCAATAGGAGATACTCTGCTTGAAAATTATATTCATTCAAAGTTAAAGTTATATTTTAGAGAAGGTAGCCTTAGCACAAACAAGCAACGCTTTAGGAATGGAGATGCTTACGGAGAAGGAACTTTAGCAGCAGAAAAATCTAGCGAAGGGAAAACAAACGCCATACATCTTCCTGTTGCAGATAGTTATACAGATGACGGTCTTGTTGATACTTATTTTTCCAGTACAAGATCACCTCAAACCCAAGCTATTTTTGGTGCGTATTCACCTATTCCAAATGGTCAGAAGTTTATGCTTCCTTACGAATTAGTATTGAAAGCAAAGGATGCAAAAGGATCAGTTAAGACAGGGGTTGATAAAAAAAGAAAGAAGATTCAGACCTTCTTTCCTCGTTATTGCGCTTTGTATAGGTATAAAAAAGGGACTGCTGGTTTCAAAGAAGATGATGGGCACAAAACTTTAAACCCAGGAGATATTGTTAAATATAAAATAGAAAAAAAGGATGTAGCAAATAAATATAAAAATGATTTTGGAGATTGGAAAGCTGAAGATGTTGAATCTTCTATTAATGCGGTAAGAGAAGAAGCTGATGATATTTTAGCTATAGGAAATCAGTATCTTGTTGGAACGGCGACTGCTGTTTGCATTAGTGCTAATTATGATGATATTTGGGAACCTGGCAGTGCAAGTAAAGTTTATACTTTGAAAATAGAAGAAAGAGGTGTGGTAGAAATCAGGAATCCTGAACATAAAGATAATTCTTACGGACGTTATGTTGTTATGAAATTAGCAGAAGGAATTGTTACAAATACTAGAGGCTGTGATGTCACTGAAATTGGTTTAAAGTCAAAAGTATGGAAACAAATCACAGGATTTCCTAATGTAAATAGTCATCCAGGGCATTGGCAATATGGTAAAGCTGGTGTAGTAAAAAATTATGAAAATGACAATGGAAGTATAAGTTTAGGATCTATTAATAAATATATTACAAGACTTAGTTTCTTTAATTTATATGTAAGAGAGGCAGGTGGTGATAATAAATGGGAAAAAATCAATGATAGACCTTTTTGCATCAAAGGACGTACGCCTCAACCTCAATATAATCAAATCCGTATTGAACATGATTTTGGGCAATATGAATTTAAATTTTTACCTTATCCTGGTAATAGAGTTTATGACTTATATAGAGATAAAGATGTCTATTTACTAAAGAATGGTTTAGAGCATGAAACTATTAGCAAGAAGATAGGAAAGCTCGGCAAGTTTTATATAAGATTTGAAGGTGATATGGGGTATCGTTTAACTCCAAATGCTTGCAGTAATCAAGAATGGTGGTTAGGTGAGGTTCCTACTGCCAGTACTAAAGGCGAAGTAAAAGGGTTTAATAAAAGAACAAAAGGAACGATCCCAACATCAAAAGAATGGATTGTAAAAGCAACAAAAAGTTATAGTTATGATTCCTCCTATGGAACAACAAATGGAGTTAGAAGAGGTTGGGACTCAGGAGACGGTAGTTATTTTAGGTATTATTGGGAAGGGAAACATGTAGGAACAGAATTTGTTGATGACTATAGAACTTCTAAGGGAATAGTAAAAAAGGGATATAAATATACTAAAGGATCTGCGGTTGATGATTCTGGATCTATAACTAGATGGGGAATTAAGCGAGCTGTTAAAGAAGATGTTGATACGTTAAAGCATACTTCTTATACAAGAACTGCAACAACAAAAACTGGAAGTGGTTCAGGATTAAAAGTAACAGTTAAAAGATATACAAATAATGCTGCTACTTGGTCAATAAAAAGCGCAGGAAAAAATTACCAACAAGGAGACAAAATTGAATTTAGCGTTCCGAAACACGGTGGAGGCTCAATGACTATAAGTTGCACAGTAAAAACAGATGAAAATAGTTTAAAAGGTAATCCTTGGCCTGGTAGCCAGAATCTAAATCCTTATGATGCAATATCTGATTATGTTGTTTTTGATGGAGAAAATGCTAGTCATTTAAGTGAGCCAGAGCATGAGATTACATATGTAAATGAGTTAATAGAAATGGAAGAAGATAAACCTATGCCATACACACAAATGGCAATAGCTGGTTTAAGGATGAATAGCTCAACCGAATGGAACTCCTTTCAAGAATTATCTGCTTACATTAAAAAAGGAATAAAAGTAAAAAGATTGATAAAAAGTGGCTGGTCTTCTTCTAACTTATTTCCTGAGATTGCATACCATTTGTTAACAGACAAGATGAATGGTGCAGGTGATCTTATTGGTGTTACGTCAATTGATAAAGATTCAATGGAGCTTGCAGCAGATTTTTGTAAAGCTAATAAATTCTTTTGGGATGGTGTTATTACTGAGAGTCAAAATTTAAGAGAATTTATTTATGAACAAGCTTCCTATTGTTTCTTAGATTTTACAATTATTGGTGGACGTTTTGCTTTGAAACCTTCTGTTCCGTATAAAACAAAATATCAAATACATCATGGAGCAAAACCAGAAATAAAAGCATTATTTACCGATGGAAATACAAAAGATTTAAAAGTAAGTTTCCTTACTCCTGAAGAGCGTCAACTGTTCCAAGCAAAAGTTATTTATAGAGAAGAAACTGAAAATGGTTTCGCCGAGACAAAAGTTTTTGAATCAAGACTTTCTTCTGATCAAGGTGGATCATCAAAAGATCCTTATGAGGTTTTTGATATGTCTGTTTTTTGTACGAACCAACAGCACGCAAGAGACTTCGCACGATTTGCTTTAAAAGTTAGAAAAGATGTAGATCATGGAATTAAATTTACAACGACTCCTCAATCTGCAATGCACTTAGAGCCTGGTCAATATTTTAGATATTATTCAGAATCTACTCATACGGATAGATTTGCAAATGGAGTTGTAGCAGAAAATGGAATTGTTCAGTCTCAAATCAATTTAACTGCTGGATCTACTTATAACGTTTATTACTGGAAGCCTGGAAATGCTGAAGTTAAAAAAGCTGACATGAAATTAGATGATGAAGGAAAGGCAGGCAGTACTTTTAGAGGATCTGTTTTTACTATCGCTCAAACAAATGCTTCTGATCGAGTTTATAAATTAGAAAGTTTGGTCTATGGAGAAGAAGGTTTTGTTGAAGTTGCAGGAAGTTATCAACCTTTAACGAGTACTGGATCGTTAGCTATCCTAGACTGGGATGATGATTACTTTGAAGAAACTCCAGGGTAAAAAACATGGCTCAAGTCAAATTTCCTGAACATATTGCTCCTAGTAGCAGATCGTATAAAGCAGGAGAATACCCACAAGAAGTTTTTGAATCTCAAAATGGTTCAAAAAGTATTATTCGTTATGGGAATAAAGCTGTTAACGCAACCTTGACTTTAGGTTTTACAAATATCTCTGATGCTAATGCTCTTAGTATTGTGACTAATTATAAAAACGTTAATAGTGATTGGGATTATGTTGTATTTGGAACGACAAGAGGTATGCAAGGCGTAGAAGATAAAGATTTAAGAGCCGAGATATATGGAGATAGTGAGGGAATAAGATGGAGATATTCTGCACCTCCAAGCATAACAAGTGTTCAACCTGGTATAAATAATGTCACTTGTTCTTTTGTTGCTTGTCTCGATGGGGACTAGAATAAAGCAAAGGTTTTTTAATTAAGGAAGATGTCTGGTTTTTACTCAGGTCAAGATGGACGTTTAATCATAGCTGGCACTACTGCTGCAAAAGTTCGTTCTTGGTCATTTACTGTGAATCAGGCGGTACTGGAAACAGTTTCTCTAGAAGACACTGATCGAACATTAATCCCTGGAATCAGGAGCGTTACAGGTAGTTGCAGTCTTTACTACTATCAAGAAACTGCTGGAGGAACGACAGATACAGGTACTTTATTATCTAATATAATTACTGCTAACAGCGGAAGTGGAGGAGAGCAAGGTGGAGGCACGAAAGATACAGTTAAATTTGAATTAAAAGTATTAGACGGAAACAATGATCGTTCAATTACTTTTTATGCCTACATCACAAGTCTTGCAATGACAAGTTCTGTTGGAGAAGTTTTATCTGCTGATGTTAGTTTTGAAGTCAATGGAGCTGTTACTGGACTTGACTTCTAAATGGCTATTTATTTTGGTTCGACAGGTTTTGTTGAAATAAAAAGAGGTAATAGTCGTGCTTTTACTTCTTCTTTAGATCCTGCTGACGTTAATACAACAAAGAAAAGATTTAGTGTTGATTTTGCCAGTGGAGCAATATTAACAGGAGATCAATTAAAGATTGCAACAAAAGATGGTTCAAATTTAGAGTTAGTTTCTGGTCACAATCATCCAGATGGGCGTTGGTACGTTCACATTGATGACGCTGGAGGATTGAAGTTATATAACAGTTTTGGTCCTGCTTTGGCTGGTGATGCGGCTACTGCGTTAACTCTTGTAACTCCTTCTTCTGCCAAAGATATAACAGTTGAAAGTGAAGGGACAAGATACAGAACTCTTGCAAAAGTTAAAGAATTTGAAATTACAACAACAAGAGACACCGTTGATATTAATAGTTTAGGACAAGATTTTAGGCAGAGATATGAAAAAGGAATGATTTCTGGTCAAGGAAGTATGCAATGTATCTGGCAACATCGAGCATTCCAGGGAGACACAATTTCGATTCTTGAACCTGAGTTTCCTATTTACTTAGCGCAATTAGCAGTACGACTTGAACAAGGAGCCGATTTTTTAGGCAGATTCTTTATTTATCACGATCCAGCTCAAACAAAAACAAGTGTTTGGTATGAAGCTGAATGTTTTATTACTAATGTTGCTATTAATGTTCCTGCTGC